TGTACGCCTCCTATTTGTGTTATGTTTTTACTCAAATAACCAATCATCCCGGCTGCTACTGTGTTGGCTATGTCTTTCGCACCGTCAATCCTTGCTATTACGCATACAATGGCGATTAATAGTAGGCTGATAATTGCAAGTTGTGTGTCGTCAAGTTTCATATTTAATCCCTCCTTGCTCTCAATTCCCCAACCAATTGGTTTAATACGCTGTTCATGGATTCCTGTCCGTCCCTTATGGCCCTGATGTCCTCTTTCATCTCTGCTCGTGCTTTATCGCTATCACCTTTGCAAACTGAGCACGTATCCCGGTAAACCACGCGCTCTTTGTGTGCTTCAAACTCTTTTTTTAGTGCATCTTGAGATAATTTGACGTCTTTATTCCCAAAATACGAGGTTAAAGCACCGACAAGAGCACCTAAAATCCCCCCTCCTCCTGCGCTATAGCCTGTTGTTTCGATGTCCATGTTATCCTTTTATCATTTGGGCCTCAAGTTCAACGGCCCTATTTCCAACTTGAATATGCCACTGGCTATCTTTCATTTGCGCTGCTGCTTCCTCGTAATCTCCAATTTTCAGGGCTTCGATCATCTTTTTGAATCCCCGGAGCTTGAATATCCCGACATTGAAGCACATATTTAAAAGCACATCCTGCCGGGCCTCGGTGAGTGAATCGAAAAATGGGAAGTTGCGGCGGCATTCTGCCATGCAGCGGTTTATATCGTTGTTTAAGAGCATCATTGCTTGGTCTTCGGTGATACCTTGGCGCTTCAATATGGCAATGGCTTCCATGCGGGTCAATTCGCAGTGGCCTATAATCTGCATAAGCTCGTCATTTGTCAGGCCAACGTCCTGAAGGTTGCGGCCAACCCCGATTGTCCATTTGCCTTTCGAACATGGGTATGGTTTTAATTTCAAGCCTTCGTGCCTTATGAGTTGGTCTTTGAGGTTCATTTTTTAGCCCTCGAAGGGTAGATGACATCTTTCCACATGCGATAATGAAATTCGTTTGTCTCTGCAATCCTGAATAATAATGATTTACTTCCGCTTGTCATTAATTCATCCCCTGCTGTGTAATAATTACGGTGCTTCTATTTACCCTGCAAAAATAATAAACTGAGTTGCTTTTCATGGGATATGTATCGGGTCATCTGTCTTAACATAGACCGTAACCGTCCCTGTGGCTGATACGTCTGTCTGATTTGTGATATTGAGTGTAAGAGTGCCTTTGACGTACCGAGGGCCATAATGTGCCGTACTGACAAGTAATGGGACAACCTGCTCTGAAGCTGTGGCGCTTCTGTTTGCGAGTGTCCCACCAGCTATATCTGCTGCGTCTGAATCTGTCAAGGTGATGTCATACTGTGTTGTCGGGGGCGTACTGCCGGGGTCCGTGACAATCATAAACACCCATCCGTTGATTGCCGGGCCTGCTGTGGCTGGAACTGTGCCGTTTGTGCTGTCACCTACCCATGAATATACATACTTGTAAACGTGACTTGATAGCTGTGTCGGTCCTGTGGTTGTGACTGACCCAGCAACGGCCCAACACATGACCGGCAAAAGCATGATGCACATAATAAACAGTAAAAACAGTATTTTCTTCATTTCCTTACACCCTCCATGCAGAATATCCCCCCGACATGATGCAGACCGAGGCGTTTATATAGATTTTCAACCATATCAGTGTTAATGCCTGTGCTTTGCCTGAGAAATATCAGGCTTGCGCCCCTCTCTTGCGCCCATGTGACGTAATGTTTTATCAGTTTTATGAATGCTGTGCTGCCTCTGTGCTTCGGCGTAACATAAACTAATAGGTCTAAGGCTGTCTTGTCCTTGCTGAAATAGGCTTCTTGAACTGTTGCACCTAACACGCCTATTGGGGATCTGAAGCTATCAACGGCTATCAGGCCTAAAACGTCCTTTGTCTTGATTGCTGCATAACAAAGGTCTGCTATTTTCTCTGGGCTATACTCCAATGACCTGTACTCGCTTTCATTGTGCATATCGGCGCCCATGTGGATTAATCCGGGGATGTCTTTGTCTGTTATGGGTCTGATTTCCATGTCAGTTGTTCCTCAAGTAGTCGAATGGGTCATACGGTTTTTCTGCTTCTTCATTCGCCCTGCGCTTTTCCCTGGCCTTTTTGCTTACCGGATATGCAAATGACAAAACCAATGAATCGGCTCTATTTGGTGATGGTATTCCACGCTTTTTCATGTCCTTTTTGCTCTCGATCTGGATTTTACCGTCAAGTCTTGCTACTGTCTCAGGGCCTATCAGGTCATTGTATAAAACCTGATCCTTCGGTATCGCCCCGCCTGCTTTCAGCCAATCCCTTGCGTCCTTCCACATCTGCGCCCGCTTGTTAATACATCCCTTGTCTGTTGATTCTGCAGAAAACCATACAAGTTGCCAGTTGCGCTTTAATGTTTTGCCTGCTGATACAATGCCAGTGCCATAACCACCGTCAATAAACACTGCGTCTGCTTGGTGTTCATCCTCAATCTGTGCCAATATTGTTGCAATCTGAAAGTCATTGTCATTTTTGGGGATTGTACGAAGGATTGAAAATGCAAGGCCCTGCCGTTTGGAGATTACCAGTTCGTCGTCACCTTCCCATGCAGGGTCACACGTGAGTATTACAGGAGCGAAATTGTACTGGTCCGGCCTGTATGATCTGCCAAATGCTTTGTCAACGTCCTCAACGGAAATGAACTGTTTAAGGGACATGGACGGAAACATACCGCGAACCCTGACCTTTACAAAATCGTGGTCTTCGCCGTAATCGTCAATCCATTCCTGTATTTTCTCTTTGTTGGTGATTTTTACATCTCGGCTGTCAATCTGGCGGGTGTTCCATCTGTGCCTGAACTTTCCAAAGCACTCCTTGAACCTGCCGGTCGCCCTCGTACCGTTGCCAAATACAAACCACATCGGCTCACCGTCGGTCAATCCTCCTTCTGCGACCTCCCATATTTTATCAGGGATTGCGCTTGCTTCATCAAATATAAAAAATGGCGTTGAGTTTGCAGCATGAAGGCCGGCAAATGACTCAGAGTTTTCCTCCCGGCAAGTTTGTCCATCTACGCGCCATGATTCAGGGTATAATATATGCCTCATCCACAAACCACCGTTTGAAACCTCAAACCAGTGCCCAGTAATGCAGCGCTTTGTCCATTTTGCTATTTCTGCGAATGTTTTTGTTTCAAGCTGCGGGGCGGTGTTGGCAGTGATAATGCCTTTTGCAAATGGCCTTGTACTCATAATCCAATCAACCAACCAGGCTACAAGCGCGGATTTGCCAATACCATGACCAGAGCAGGTTGCCTCTTGAATTGCAGGGACCGGCTGAACGCCGTTAAACCCGTGTGCCTTTACCTGCTCCCCAACGCTGATTAAGTACTCTTTCTGCCATTCATCTGGACCGTCAAAGCCTGCAAGCTCTCCCGTTCCCCATTCGTAAGCGTATTTTACAAATCCATAGCGGTCTGCAAAAAAACGGCCCATGTCCTCGGCAAGCATTTCATCAGGCGTTAATTTTTTGCAGGCGTTACCCACGTTTCCGGGCCTCCAATATCTTATTTATAAGTTCATCACTTGCGGAAAATTCAAACTTATCCTTCAAAATACCAAGATGCTTGCCGAGCAGTTCCAGACATTTAACCTTGTCGTGATGCTTATACTCTTGCCGAACTTCAAGGGTGATCTCCTTCCCGCCTTCTCCGCTGCCTATGATACGCCTCGTTTCCTTGATGCCAGAAACCGCGCGGCTTGCGCCTTCGGGCATACGCTCATCATCGAATGGAATCAAACCTACTGAGCCATTTTCGTCAATGTGGACGTAGTCTTTCATGTCCGAGAATGCGATTATTGACAGCTCATTGAGGACTCTATCTGCGGTAATACCCGTTCTTTGTGACCGTTTTTCAATGGCTTGCTGGATTGCAGCTTGCATTTCAGGTTTTTCAAGGTTTTCGCTACCAATAGAACCGGCTGTTTTCTTTGAGTATCCAGCACGTATCGCGGCCTGGGTAGCATTAAAATCTATAATGTATTCAAGGGCAAATTGCTGCTGTTTGGGATTAAGCTTTTTTTCTTCTTTTGGTAATGGGGTAGTGGAGTCCTTCTTCTTCGATTCTTTAACAGCCTTCTTTGTCTTCGCTGTTGCCATGCTACTTTTATACACGATTTTGAAGAGTTTGTCAAGTAAAAAGTGAAGAAAGGTAACATCGTAAAATAATTATTAAAAGAAAAAGGAAAGTAAGGCAAAGGAAAAAGAAAATGCGTATCTCTTTTACTGCTTTAACGACTGCATACAAAAACAAAAGATATTGACCGAGGCTGTGCATAAAAGATCAAGGCAGTGCATGGTTTAAGGTAGTAGGCTAGGTCTTTTTTTGTTGATAAGTGGTTTTTCTGCTTAAATAATCAATCGTGCCTAACGGCCTTGTTTGCCCTTGGTTTGATGTGATGCGGATTATCCCCGAACTTCCCGCATATCTGACAGGTCCGCTTGTCTCTGGTGATTACTGCGAGGGACCAGAGTTCGTCTGCCCGTTTAATACTCATCCCAAAGCCCCTTGTGTTTCTCAGCCCATCTAAATTTAAACATAGGCCAGTCAATCTGAGCGTCTTTATATGCCATTTTTGAGCGACCATAACTTGCATGCTTATAGGCTGAATTTTTAACTTCAACTATGAGAATTCCATTATCGGGTAATTTTACCGCCCAATCGCCAGTATATTTTAAATTATTCCGTAATTTCAAAGTAATACCTTCGTAAACCACCTCACATCCAGGGAATTCAACCTGCAACATCCTGCCGTATTCGGCCTCGGTCTTATTTGGGCGTGAATGAGTTTTAAAAGCGGAGGCGGGACTCAAACCCGCAACAGACGGCTTCAAAGGCCGTTGCTCTACCGTTGAGCTACTCCGCTTCTCCGGTATCATCTGACACGCCTGACATACTGCTTTGTTACCGTTCCATTGGCAGTTGGGGACGCAGGCCATTACACCCTCAGATAATTAACAACATGCCTTATGGCCTGATCATATTCTGCTGGCATGAGGACATGTTTGGAAATCAGCCGCTTTGCTGTTTCATAATCAGTAAATGACCGTGAATTTCTGTTAATTCCCCTTGCCTTTAATGCTTTGATAATATCTTGTTTTTTCATCGTGTTTCTCTCCATTCTATTTTTGTGAATCGATTATTGTATTGCAGCGGTATTACCCCAGTCGGGCCAAATGGCCTATTTTTTTTAACATCACAATCCAGCCATTGAGACTTGTCTTTCCCTTTGTGCCTGGAAAGCCAGATAACCACGTCTGCGGCACTTACGAGTTCCCCCGCCCCTTTAGCCGCAATTATGTTTGTATCGCCCCTCATCCCCTCGTTTGACACCTGAGACAGTAAAATAACAGTGACCTCTAACTCCTTCGCCATTTTCTGTAGCATGATAGCTGCATACCTCAAAACCTCATACTGTGATCCTTGTCCCATTAAGTTCTGAGCAAAATCAATGCAAACTATGTCAACCCCTTCCTGCATTTTATGTTTTTTGGTCTTCAGCCGGATCTCATCAACGGTATAAATATCATCATAAATCAATACGCCCCAGTCCTTTAACTGCTTTTGAGCATTAAAGACTTCAGACCTCTCGTTCTGAAAATTGCCCTCAATCAATCGCTTTTGAGATACATTGGATAAATTGGCTATCAATTTCAGGGCCTTGTCTTCCTGGCGATCTTCCACGCTGAAAATCAAAACCTTTGCCCCTTCCTCACAAACATCCACCACGGTCTGCGCTAAATAGGTTGATTTGCCAACGCTGGTATATCCTGCTATCAGCCAGTAATGGCCTGGACAATAGCGAGGGACAAGCTTATCAATCAAAATACTGGTAGGAATATGGCTGATTTCTCCTTGCGCTTCTTTTTCCCATGTGGTGTTGATCCGCCTCATAATATCAACTATTTGTGGTTTTTGCTTTTCCGTAACCAACTGCGATATGTCAATTATTCCGTGCTCCATATCACTGAGAAAGCTGGAGATGTTATCGATTCCGTCATGTATTTTGGAGTTTATGCCATGGCCCCATGCTATTATTTTTCGCAAAACCGACTTTTCTTTCACAATCTTGGCATGATATGCAATGTTCGCCGCCGTTGGTGTGCAATTAGCGGTTTGACTGAGATATGCAAGCCCTCCGATCTCGTCTAATTCTCCGTTTGTTCTGAGCCTCTGGGTTAATAAAACAAAATCCAATCCTCCGTCCTGGTAACAATCCATGCAGCGGTTAAATATAATTCCATGTGTGGCCCTGTAAAAATCCGTGGCTGTTATTATATCGGCGGCTATTAGTATGCAGTCGGGGTCACAAAGGATTGCCCCTAAGACGGCCTGTTCTGCCTCAAGGTCTTGCGGTGGTAGTTTATCGGGTAATGTATTCAATTGGTTCAATCCTCGCATTTTTCATTTTTAGATACAGCTTGTCCCATTGTTGCCGCAGTGTTGCACCTGAGAGAATATTTAAACGCCAAAAGTTATCCGCTTGGCACCAATCTATCACGTCTTCTATATCCTGCCATGATTGTTTATCTATCCGGTTTAATAGGGAAATGTCATAGGCCCAACGCTCAATACTGTTTTGTCGTTTTTGAGGGGAATCTATTAATCGGTACTTAGGATTATTCAAGAAGATTTTATCAGCTAAAAGTGCCGACAAGCGAAGCGAGTTGGGGCATGTTTCTTTAAAAGATTTCTTTCTTTCTTTTGTATGTACCTTTTTGGGTAACACTTTATTACCTTTTTGGGTAACACCTCTGATATCTTTTTGGGTAACAGTTACCTTTTTGGGTAACACCTGCCATAACGAGTGATCTTTTTGAAATTTATAGGTTTTTATTTGGCTGGTATCTTTTTGGGTAACAGTTAGTATTTTTTTCCCTATTAACCCTTTAAGTAAAACGACTATTTTTGGACGGTTTATCCCTGTGCAATCCGAGAATTGAGAAAGGGAAATTTCATCTTCAGATTTATTGAATCCGTATGTTTTTCTAAGCACGACAAAGACTATCTGGATTTCCTGTCCTGACAATCTGTTAAGTGCTAATGCCTCAAGTATTTCATTGGCTATTTTTGTGTATCCTTCTTCTATTTGTGGGTTCGCCATATAACCCTCAAATAGCTACACGGAAAGCAAGGGCACGACCCCCCATATCTGGAGATATGTTGTTACCTTTCCATGTAGCTATTTTAAGCCTATATTTTTTATGAGTGTCGTGCCTCATATCTACATTATACACCAAGAATCCCCCTAAATACAACGATTATTTCAACAATTCCCTCGCCGCCTGACAGCCCTCACATTGACAATCCAGGTCTGCATTGTATCCAAAGCCTATAAATCTCTTAGTTTTGGCATGTTCTTTTATTAAAGTATCGCATACGGTTTTTAATAATAACTCTCTGCAATCGCATGATTTGTAATGAGTGGTGCAGTCCGGCATTTATCCTCCTTGTAATATTCACATCCTTGACACATACAGCGGCCCACTGCTACCCTGCAAGTCTCTAGCGAGGGTCTTTCACCGTCCATGCCCTGAAATCCGTGTAGCTTGCCTGTTATGAGGCTACAATCAGTCATGAAGCACCTTCAGCCTCGGAAACCTTTTAACAATCTCCCTTCCTGCCTTAGATAGCCCCATAGCCCCTAAATTTTCCTGTGTCTCAGGGTCCCATGCGATAAAAGAACTTGAGCTGATACCGTCTAAAAATACAGTCTCGGTCTGCATATGACCGTTTATGCACCGCCTGACTGTTATATCCGCCCAACAATTTGACAACTCAACTGGATATTGAGGGGCTGGACGTTCAAGCCTTTTACGGGCCCTTCCTTCAACGGCTTTCCTTGACCTGTCTTTGTAAAATTGTTTCCTTTTGTTAATAACACTTTGAAATTTTTTCATTTTTTAGCCCTCAAGTTATCTGGCGCAAGCAAGATAATATATGGTTAGCACCACTCCTTATCATGTGCCTCTATCGCCGCAACTGCCAATGCCGCAACCTTTATCATGTTTTTGCGGAAATTCTGACCTTCGATTTGGTTCTTGTGGCATCGGTTAACCGCCCTACCCGCATAAGCGATTATGAAACCTACCCAATCATTACGGCTATTTTGCATGTCATTCGTAAGGGAGTCGCTACCGTCTGAAAATTTGAGAGCCATTTGCCGCAACCTCTCATCCAATATAGCCTCAAGCGCTTCCTCCGTGTACTCCCTGTTTTCCAATGATGCTGTGTATTCAGCTTCCGTCCTCTGTTTGAACATTTCACCCTCCAAATTTTAAAAGATTAATAAAAATGC